TCACCACCATGCTGTATATGTTCTAGATCGTGCAACGCCATGTCCGTGGCTGGCGAAGATCGATGGCGAGTTTTATCCTGCAAAGTATTTGTTCACTGTGGATTATGCAGAGAATGAGATTGCGGATGACCCTGCGCAGCACAAGCAGAGTCATGTGATGGAGTTGTTAGATGCTGGTGAGTGGACGGGAAATATTGTAGCCTTGCCCAACAACAGGGTGAGGGTCACGCATCCTGCGTGGTTTGAGACAGGTGAGGGTGCCCCCGATTTTAAACCATCTCAGCATATACATTACAGCAAGTCCGATTTAGATTACGTTCTGGATACACGACAGATCTTTGATAATTTGTATTCAGACATAGAATCTGACAGAGAGTAGCCCATGGCAATTGAACGCGGCGTAGATGATATTGATATAGATGAGTTGGGCATTGAGGACAACTCAAAAGAAATACTTGTAGGTTCTGCGTCTGAAGAAGACCTTATGTTTGATGACGTTGAGGATGGTGATGAAGTCATTCTTGATGACGGCACCATGGTATTTGGCATGGATGACATGGCAGATGATATGCCTGTTGATTTCAATGCCAACCTCGCAGAGTTTATGGATTCGCAGGACTTAGGTCGCATATACAGCGACTGCATGGGCGATATTAAGGATGACAAGTCTTCTCGCAAAGAGTGGGAAGACCAGTACAAGGAAGGGCTTGAGTTCCTTGGGATGAAGTTTGAAGACCGCACAGAGCCATTTGATGGTGCTTCTGGCGTTGTTCACCCTCTTCTCGCGGAATCGGTCACACAGTTTCAGGCTCAAGCATACAAAGAGATGTTGCCATCTGGCGGGCCTGTTAAGACACAGACTGTAGGTTTTGGTACACCTGAGACTGATCTGCAGGCTGCGCGTGTTCAGGAGTACATGAACTTTATGATCACGCAGGAGATGAAAGAGTATGATCCTGAAACGGATCAGTTGTTGTTTTATCTCCCGCTGTCAGGCAGTGCGTTTCGTAAGGTGCACTTTGACCCAGCCGTAGGTCGGCCTGTTTCTCGTTTTATCCCGTCTGAGAAGCTGATTGTGCCCTATGGCACCACCAGTTTGGACAATGCACCGCGTATCACGCATGCAATTGATATGTCGATGAACGATGTGCGCAAGCTTCAGCAGTCTGGTTTTTATCGCAAGACCAAGATGAAAGATGCGACGGACTACGTTGATACAGATGAGATTGAAGAAGAGATCGATGAGCTTCAGGGTGTGAAGCCATCAGGCAGTTCAAACGATGAGTGCGAACTGTTTGAGATGCACGTTGATCTGGACATCCCAGGGTATGAAGATCTTGATGCACAGGGTGAAGAGACAGGCATCAAGCTACCGTACATTGTTACTTTATCACCCACTCAGAATACCGTTCTGTCGATTCGCAGGAACTATCAGCAAAATGACCCGATGCGTAAGCGCATTGATTACTTTGTGCATTACAAGTTTTTACCGGGTGTTGGTTTTTATGGCTTTGGATTGACCCACATGATTGGTGGGTTGTCGAAGGCATCGACTTCTATCCTGCGTCAGTTGATTGATGCGGGTACGCTTGCGAATCTACCTGCTGGTTTCAAGGCTCGTGGCATACGGATTCGTGACAACGACACGCCGTTGCAGCCCGGTGAGTTCAGGGATATGGATGCGCCAGGGGGTTCACTCCGCGATGCGTTGATGCCTTTGCCGTTCAAAGAACCAAGTGGCACGCTGCTTTCGTTGCTGGGTATGTTGGTTGATGCAGGCAAGCGGTTTGCGTCGATTGCAGATATGCAAGTTGGCGATGGTAATCAGGAAGCGCCTGTCGGCACGACGATTGCGCTTTTAGAGCGTGGCAGTCGTGTGATGAGCGCGATACACAAGCGGTTGCACTACAGCCAGCGCGTTGAGTTCAATCTACTTGCAAGAGTGGTGAAAGAGTCACCGCTCAAGACATACCCCTACATGATTGCAAATGGTCAGCAGCAGTTGATGGCAACTGACTTTGATGACCGCATCGACATCATTCCTGTGTCTGACCCGAATATCTTCTCTATGAGCCAGCGTGTGATGCTTGCGCAAGAGATGATGCAGATGGTTCAGTCGAACCCGCAGATTCATGGGCCACAAGGGATGTATAACGCATATCGGCGCATGTACGAAGCGATGGGTGTACAGCAGATTGAGCAGTTGTTACCTCCACCACCGCAACCACAGCCCGTGTCTCCGAGCATGGAAAACTCTACGTTCCTGCAGGGTCAACCTGCACAGGCGTTTGAAGACCAAGACCATGACGCACACATTGCTGCGCATATCTCTTTGTTGAGATCACCAATTGTGCAGAACGTGCCACAAGGCCAGATGCAAGCTGCTGCGATGATTCAGTCGCATATCTATCAGCATATAGACTTCAAGGCGCGTGAGATGGCGCAACAAGACCCGCAGATCATGCAAATGAACCAGCAAATGCAGATGATGCAACAGCAGGCTCAGATGGATCCTATGATGCAGCAGCAGTTGCAGGCCATGCAGCAGCAGATGATGCCCATCATGGAAGACAAGGTCGCCACCATTACGACGCAGTTGCTTGAGCAGTATGCGCCAGCGATGTCTGCACAAACAGAAGAAGATCCTTTGGTCGAGTTGCGTGACCGTGAGCTTGATATCAAAGAAGCGGATATGGAAAGAAAGGCGCGTGAAGCCCAACAACGCATCAGAATTGAGCAAGAGCGTGTTGATAATAATAAAGAATTAGCCGAAGATCGCATGGATCTTCAGTCTGAAACGGCTGAGATGAAAGATCAGATTGCCAGAGAGCGCATAGATGTTCAGCGTTCTGCCCAGATGGCGAAAACGGCTGAGAACGTAGCCAAGAATTTCTTCGGAAATTAGGAGGACAAATGAGTTCAGTACGACAAAAGATGGCAGCGGTTCAGAAAGCGCAGAACAAAGCAGCAGAACAAGCACGCCTTGGTGTTGAAGCGGTTGCCCCAGTTGTTGAGGCGCTCCCTGAAGAGCCAAAAACTGAAAAAACTGAAAAACTGGAAGCCAAGCCTGCGCCCAAGAAGGCTGCATCTAAGAAGGCACCAGCAAAGAAAGCTGCAGCACCTAAGAAAGCACCTGCTAAAAAGAAAACAACCACATCGCCTGCACCGAAAGGAAAGAAGTAATGAAAAGACAAACCAGCTTCCCGCAGCCCAAGGTCACTGATAGCAAAGTAAGTATTAAGGATCAGGGCACTGTGAATTATGCAAAGGCAGATTCTGTTGCAAACCCAGGTGCTCCTAAGCCTTATGGTGCGGGCACTATGCGTGGCACAGGTGCTGCATTGCGTGGTAAGAAGTTCTCCGGCATTTCCTAGGATACGCTCATGGCTGAACCCAAGTATCGCACGATCAAGATACCCAAGCCGCGCTCTCGTGGCATTCGGGGCAAGATGGCGTTGCAACAATGGCAGCGCAGTGGTGGCCGTCAGAAGCAAATACTGAACCCAGAAACAGGCAAGTATGAAAAGGCTCTCTTTGGCGAAGCTGGCCAGAGACAGGTTCAAAAGCTTTATCCGACGAAAGAACGCGGAGAGTCGATCAAGAAGGTAGAAAAAGCCAAAGTTACACAAGCCAAACGACAAAAAGCGGGTGCTGCTGAAGCTAAGAAGAAAGCTGAAGCCTTGCTTGCAGAAACGAAGAGAAAGCGAAAAGAGAAAGAGGCAAAAGCTAAAGCAGAAGCAAAGCCTAAGTTCAAAAAAGACTCTAAACTTGTAGATGCTTTCAACAAAACTCCGCTAGGAAAGTCTGGCGATGGCAAGGTCACCTTTGATCCCAACACAGGCAAGTACGTTCTTGATGCTTTTGGTGCGAAGAAGTCGTATACGGCAGATGAGCTAAACAAAGAGATTAAAGCGGCTAAACCGCCCAAAGTTGATCCAAAGCCTCAGTTACCACCGCAACCAACACCGCCTGCACCTGCGCCTGCTCCTGTTGCAAAAGCAGAGCCTGCACCACCACCGCCAACCACAGGCAGATTAACTCGTGGCCCTGGCCCAGAAGCACCTCCGCCTCCACCTAGAATTCGTATCACAGAGGAAGCGCCTAAGCCACCAGCACCCAAAGCTGATCTTTCTGCGTTGTCTGGGCGTGATCAGGCAGAACTCAACACTGTGTTAAAAGATTTGAAGAACAGAGTTGTTTCTCCAGACTTCAGAACACCTAGCCAAGCTGAGATCGCAGAAGCGGTAACTAAGGCAACTGGTGGCAAGTTCACACCTCCAACTCCAAAAGTTGCCGAGCCTCCACCACCAAAGGCAGAGCCTGTTGTGCCCGAATCGTCGAGAACATCAGAACCTGTTGTGCTAGATGGCATAACAGGCACAAAAGCCTTTGATGAGGACTTTCGCAAAAGATACGAAAACAAATATACGACTCCATCTGGCGGGCCAACCATTTTTGAAAACCCAAGCCCAATAAAAGATGTCACACAGCCCACCGTTATAGACATCCCCGGTGGTGGACAAGTTGAGGTTCCGAGCATTCCTGCGCGCCCTGATGCACCTACAACGCCTTCTGTTGTGACGCCAGATGAGCTTAGGGCTATGGCAAAAAGGCTAACAGAGGCTGCTGCAGACCCATCAACTACCACAAGTGAATTGATGGCTTTGAACAAACAAGTTCAAGATGCGACAAAACAACTGCAAGATCAAACATCGCAACGTCAAGCTGAAAGACAGGCGCAAACAGGAAAGACTGACGAAGAAATACTTGCAGAAGCCAAAGCGATTGTAGCTGGAATGGGGCCTAAACCCACGCCTACTCCTGCAGAGCCTCCCATGCAAGTGCGAACAGCTGATTTTCAAGACGCGAACAATAACGGCATTGATGACAGAGATGAGCCTGATTCAGGCGGAACCTTTATGCCTATGCCGGGAGAGCCTCCACCACGGGATGCTCCACCAAGAGAAGCTCCACCAGCTGCACCACCGCCGCCTAGGTTCGTAAACATGGATCCTCTGCAAGGCGTGCGCGAAACGTATGTGCCTACTAACATTCTTGGGCCTTCGTATGACCCAAATGTGCGAGAAGATTACGTTCAGAAGATGATGCAAGCAGGGGCAAACATACAACAAGGTGGGTATCCGAGCTTCCAAATGCCGACATCTGCTGTGCCACAAGTGCAGTTTGGTGGATACGGCGCACCCGTCCCCATGGCACCATTAGCGCCATATGCAGGACTAGCAGCGCCTCCGCAGCCTTATAGTGGCGCAATTGTTAATCCCGGCACAGGTCAACCAGAACCTGTTGGCATGGCACCTATACCCGGAATGGTTACTAATCTACCGCCAGGGGTTACAGGGCCAATAAGATAAATGGATTCAATAGCTCTCGCTTCTTACATGATGAAGAAGTTTGAACAGTACGAGCAAGGTATTGTCGATTACACAACATCGGGCAATATTAAGACGATGGAGGATTACAGATTCGCAATGGGTGAGTTATCAATGCTTCGCACCCTGCGTGACGAAATAAAAGAAGCGTTGCAGATTGAAGGAGACCCCCTCGATGAGTGATCTATCTTTAGA